AGCCACTGCTCTGCCTGAGCCTTATTGCAGAATGTGTTGGGCGTAACTCGTTTAGTATGTCCGTATCCACAAGTCCAAACGCCAGCTGGACACTTGTAAGCTTTACTACAGAAGACTTCGAACTCTTTAATCTTATTAATCAATCTCTCACTTACTTTCATATACTATTATATAATGATTTAACATTTATTATTTTTGTGCCAATTTATTGCAAATAATGTGCACCATTAATGCAATATTTCGTTTAATATTTCTCATTTAATATCACACCATCTGCCGAAACACCTCCACCGTCAAACTTGAATTCGTATCGCGTATTCGAGTCTGGGCCTGTAGCTTTGTCTGCCTCGAGTTCTATTCGAACTGTCCAGTCTGGGCATTTAGTATTCTCACGCTCTGCATAAGCTATCTGTATAGGAATACCGAAGCTGTAATCAGCGTTCACCCCTTTCTGTGCATCTGGTAACGAGCCGTAAGATTTCATCTTGAAGCTTTTCTCGTTGATGGCAAAATTGGTCACATTATTAATACCAATACTGACATCATCTGTCTTCAGATATGTACCTTCTCCGTCATCAGACTCGCCAACAAGTCTAATCCTAAGATTCGTGAGATAATCTGTAGAAAGTGTGAAGCTGACTTTCAATAGCGTTTCTGATTTAATAACACCTGCAGTATTATCAGAGTTGTCATAGTACAACATCTGTCCTACCTCCTGTCTCAGTTTGAGATTGCTAATATTTACCACAATGGTTTTAGTAGTAACAGGTTTGTCATCACTCTTTGCCAATGGCAATGTGACGTAGGCATCACAGAATTCTACAGTATTCTTTACTGCTGGGCATACGATACATTGAGGGAAGGTTGTAGAATCGTGGTCAGTTGTCGAGCAAAGGAGCGGAATAAATGTCAGCCTGTCGCCAACCTCATACTCTTTTAGATATCCGCGAAAATTAACATCAAGTATTTCGCCCTCATATATTTTTCCCCCGTGCTTAAAATCTACACGAAAGATAGTTATCTCATCGTTCATAACTCCAGGCTTCATAGGTACATCTGAAGACACGAACATCTTCTCCTTATTAGTCTCGTTGTATATACAGACGGCAGGATAGATATTGTCTCCAAGTCCCTTACGTAGCATATTCAACAGATCACCCAACGAGAAAGTATTATTCGGATAAACAGGATCATCACCACCCTGAAACAATATGCAAACAACATTGTCATCATACACCACATTGTTCTCGCTATATCCGTACACAACTGCTCGAAGAGGAAAGTTGTTTTCGTTCTCGTTACTGTTATAACCAATGAAGTCTGACAGACGATAAGGAGCTTCCGAAGTTCCTGTAGGCTTATTGTATGTCCATCTGCCAAGTTCTTTGGCTTGCTGCACATCATTTACAGTTCTCATACCGAATACACCATTAGGATTGCCAATCCACCATCCTGTGTCACTCTTGGCAGTCCACGTTCTCATATCAGCATTAAGCGAATCTGTTACGAATGTCTCAGCTAAAGGCACAGGTTTATATTTGCTCATCATATTGATATTACTACTTCGGCAGAGCGCTGCCAAATCATTAGTGCTCTCGCCTAATACTTGCTTCACGTCATCGATGGTGACGGGAGCTACGATTATTCCTCTATCTACACTCATTTCTTCACCTCCTTTATCCTATAGCTATCCAGTCTCCATATTCTGTAACGCCAGACTTAACGAAGATAATGCGCTTATATATTTTGCCTTTTTCGTTCTGTCTTCCATAAGCAGTCTGCTCTACAGTTGTATAGCCATTGCTATCTGCCGTCGTTGATGCCAGTACTACACAGGTATAAGCTCCTTGCGAGCCTGACGGTCTGCCAAGAGTACACCACGGATACATTCCAGTCCTTAAAGCATTATTCATATTGCTTTCGCCATATGTTGGCATATTATTTTTTGCGGCATTAGCAGTAGATTCAACAGAAGCTATCTTGTTTATCTGCGACTTATCCCAAGGAGTAACCACACCCTGTGTACCCTTATAGGTAGAGTTCTCTGCCTTAGCATCATTAAGAGGAATTATCTTATATACAGGCTTCAGACTAAGTTTGCCGACAACGAACAAATCACCAACATTAGCACCCTCTGCACCTACAAGAGATGCAATACCAGAGTTTATATTTATGCGAGTTTCTGATGATGGCAATTTACCACGGCTATCTGCTATGACATAGAAATTGATGCTATTATTAGCCACCTTGGCATACTTAGCAGCTAAGGTGATGGCATTTTCTGTGGTTAGATTAATCGAGCCTGTAAGTGGAATAGAACTAAGAGACACAAAGTCTTTTACTGATCCATCAGCCATCAAAATCTCGCTGGATGTACCACCAGCTTTGATAATCTTAGGTGTGGTGATAGAATCACCAGTAATATCAGTTTTTTGCCCTGTAAGTGTCCAGTCTTTAGCGTTAATATTTTCACCTGGTAATGACGATAATGCAGCGTATGAATTAACAGTTATACCATTTACGTTGGCTTTAATCAATTCTAACGATGCACCATCAGAATTACTATGTCGTATCAGAATATCTGCTGTACCATTCGATCCTGTTGCGAGCACTTCATTAGCACTTTTTTCATCAGCATTATTAGAATTAACGTGAAGCTCAGGAGTAGCAACACCTGTTGTAAAGATTCCAATATCGTTGTCTGCCTTGCCATTTAATGCAGGTTTATATTCAGCGTCTATCTTCTTCTTAAAATGCTTAAGTCCTTCTAAGTCTAAGTATTTCGTCATAGTTTTTTAATTAAAAAGTTCATCAATATCATCATTCGTAATTCTCTCATTGATATCATGCCACTCGCTCCAGGTGTTTTTTGCCCCTGCATATCCTGGCGCTGTTAAAGTGTGCCATGAGCGACACTTAAAGAACATTATTCCATCTCGATGCGAATTGAAATTCTCTTCGGTGGGCAACAATTCACAGCTTGATATCACAACCTGGTTAAGTGCATGATTCATATTATCTTTATATTGCAACAACACGCCGATGCTTTGCCCTTGACCATATTTGTTATCAACAAGTATAAACATGCCTTCTGCAACATCTTGGTAAGTATGCCAATTATCAGCAGAAGAATTGTCAGACGACAAACCAAAATCTATATCTCTACAATCTAATTTACGCTCAGCCCTCAATGTAGTAACATCAGTCTGCAATGTTGCTATCTTACTATTAAGAGCTGCAACAGAATATGCCGACGCAACAAACCCACGAGAGTCTTGCGTGAGGGCTATTGCTTCAGAGAAGAGCTTCACTGTAGCATCAAGCCCTCCACCTCCGCCTCCTGTTCCGCTACCAGCACCATAAGCAGTTATGCTACCTGTTGCATACAGATTGCCGTTCACTTTCAGAGCGTTATTGTTAACGTCATACTCAAGTCCGAGACCTCCTAACAGCAGCTTAGTTATATTCACCAAATTAAGAGTACCAGTACCGTCTGTCTGCGATGTGGTGGCAGTAAAAATGCTTCCATCTGCCAAACCTAAATTCACCATCTTATTCTTTTCGTCATAGCTAAGTCCTGCCCAAGCGCTCCAATTCCAAGAATCGCCACCAAAACGAATGGCTTTTACATTTTGGAATATGGCGCAGCCACCAAGAGAAGACAGATATGCAGATCCAAGCTTCAAACCGGCATGACTACCGTCGGCTAAGGTGAGCATACCAGTCACATCACCTCCACCATCAAAATTCTGTCCCCACAGCTTTCTCGTTGTCTCAAGCTTCGATGCTGATGATGCATTCACGTTCTTCAGATAGTTTATACCCTTCACGCCTTGCCCCATCTTGTAAGTTCCATTGTCCGTCACATATTTATCTACAGGGGCTTTAGTCTGCATAATCAGATTAGAATCATACATTTCAACATACTTGCCCGCCCACAGCACTCTAAACCTTGAATTGCCCGTGCGCCAAGCATTATGACCAAGCCATATATACCCATTATCGTCGATAGCAG